GTTGTAAGATGTAAATCCATATCTTCTGCAAATGCTTTTAACATCACTTTGTCTTGAGAAATATGAGCTAAGCCCCGAAGCTCCTGACCCGAATAATCAGCAACAATAAGGTCTTTTCCAGGTGCAGCAATAAAACAATTTCTTATATTAATTCCTAAATCATTTGCTATTTCTTTTGGAAGCTGCTGCAAATTAGAAGAAATTCGACCGGTTCGTGTGCCACAATCATTAAAAGAACCCCTATATCTGCCGTCAAAATCAGGAATAAACTTATCAATATACGTAGATTTTAATTTACAAGCCTGACGATATTTATCTAAATAACCTATAAATTTAATTTTATCCTTATATTTTTCCAAAACAGAATCATCGACTTGATAATTTCCTTTTTCTGTTTTAGAAAGATCGCATTTAAAACGATTAATAAGAATCTCTGCGAGCTGCTTTGTAGAATTAAAATTAATTGGACTAATTTTTTCACCATTTTCAAAAAAATTACTTTGAATATACCAATTTATATTAAGTTCTTTCAACATAGCAGTTTGAGATTCATCTATAATTTTAGTTAATTTCTCCGACAACTGTTGAATTTCGACAGTATCAAGACAAATTCCATTAATTTCCATATCTCTCAATACAAATTGAAACGGCATTTCAATATCATAAAACAATTCCTCAAGGTCTTTTTGTATTAGAGCCGGAGCAGTTTTCTCCCATAATTGATAAGTCCAGATAGCATCTTTCAAAGCATAATCATAGAATCTTGGGTCAGACTTGTCCAAATCCTTTACTTCTTCGTAAGTTTTAATTTCAGATTCAGGAACTTTTAAGACTCGTTTTGCACAGTCTTTAAGACCATATTTAGAATTTTCATTAAGAAGATGAATTGCAACCATTGTGTCATATATATTATTTGTAATTCCTATTTTTTCTTTTGCCAAAACTTTCAAATCAAATGAAGCATTATGCATTATAATTAATTTTGCATCAATAAAATAATTAGCCAAAAATGATTTTATATAAGTTTTAGTAATTTCATTTAATATTGTAAAATCTATATAGATTACAATTTTACTATCATAAAGTGAAATACCTTCAAGTCGTAAAGTGTTGTATTCCAGTGATGTAGTTTCCGTATCTAAAGCAAAAATCTTATCTAAACGTCTCAGTACTTCTGCACAATCCTCAACATCTTTAACTATTATTTTTTCCATTCAGAAAATCTTTCCAATCTTTAGCAAGAGGTTTTACAAAAATTAATTTTGATTCTGATTTTTTAACATTATACATTTTGCCCCCCACAGCATATTTCTTAATAGCAGCTTCTGGATTTGTTCTTGCTAATTCTCCACGTTTTCCAGCTTCCCTTTGCCAAGATTTCAAGGGAGCTTTAGAAAATGAAATTCCTTTAGTTTTACCAACATAAATCCAATTATCCGCTTTATAAACAGAACCAGTCCAAGGAGGTTTTACCAGCGTTTCAAGCAATACTAATCTATCTCCATAACGTTTTTCCCATTCAATTGGAGCATAAAATCTCAATGCTTTAAGAACCTGACTTCCTACACGAGGTATAGTGATATTTTCTCTGATAAGACAAAATCTATAATTGTTTGCTATATTAACTAAATTTTTTAATCTAAACTCTTTATCCCAACCAATAAAATCATCTCTTGGATTCATTGCAAAAACAGCAGAATTTACACCAACAGCACCGATTATATTTTTGCTATTATTTTCAAGCACAATCCAATTAATGCGCCTACTGCAAGTATCTTTATACTTCATATAGGAATGATATGTATTCATTATTGAGCGAAATAACTTTCTCGTTGCTTTAGTGTTGCATAAAATTAAAGAAACTGGAAAACGAGGGGAAAGACTCGAACTTCCATCTTCAGAATGGTTTTTCTGATGTTTTACCATTAAACTACCCTCGATGATTTTATTTATTCTTTTTTTCTAATAATTTATACAATCGTGGCAAATCTTCGAGCAATATTTCATCTATCAATTCTCTAATTTTTTTACGACTTGTGAGAATTTTAATTTTCTCAAGTTTAAAATTTATTTCAGTTTTAGGATTTAATTCTCCATTAGGCATTGTTCTTTTCCTGAAAATAATAATCCACAACCCAATTTGCAACCTCATTTTGTTCTCTTGGAATCCATTCTAACGTCCAATAATCGAACTTTCCAAGCTCGTAATCAACTATATTTTTTAATTTCTGAAGATGCGGATAATTAATTTGCCATTTATTTTTGACTTGATTTACAATAAGCTTTGAATCAGAATAGATATGACATCCATAAATTCCCTCTTCCGTAGCCCTTCTCAAGGCCAGAATTAACCCCCAATACTCGGCTTCGTTGTTGGTAGCCTTATCGAAATACTTACCACCCCAAAAGATTATATTATTTTCACAATGAATAATATAGCCGCCAACTCCTGCCTTATTCCGACTCCCACCATCAAAATAAATATTAACCATAAAAATAACCCTTTCTATATATCACGTAAAAACCTTTAGACTTTTGGGGAATTTTTAGAAAAATTCTTAGAAAAATCTCACAAAATATAGAAGCTTTCCAGAATTTCTTCTTATAATTGCTATAATCGTTATAATTGATATAATCATTACAACTTTTTTACAAAACCTTAAAAATTTTTTCAAAAAAATCAAAAAAATCGCCAAAAGTCTATAGATTTTTTTCTTACTCTATAGAGAGAAAGTTTTTTATTTTTTGTTGCTATTTGAAAAATTAACATTGGATGGGCAGGTGTAACCATAACCGCAGCCATTTCTTCTTGCGGAGAAGCAAGAAGTCTATCTGGGGGCGACAGGATTATAAGGAATGAAGGCATAGCCAGCCTTATAGTTCTGAAGGCTACTCGATTGTTGATGAAAAATGACATACCGGTACGTTATCCAATTGAAGACGTTGGCGTTACTGATTGATTTTTCTTTCAGCAACAAGGTCGTAAGACCGCAGGCTCTGTTCCAGTGGGGTTAATACCCCGCTGGGATAAACCAAGTAACGTCCTAAAGACGTTGGCAGGGGATAACCGTCAACCACCGAACCTAAACTGATAACATACTCTAAACTGGTGGCGACAATTAGAGGCCTCTGGTCAGTGTTATTCATAATTTCTAAACTGACCTGTACTGTATATATTATTGTACATATTAAGACTTGTATAATATATATCAGGCAGGAAGAAAACCGGTGGGTCTGTTTAACGTCCGATAATGCATTATTTAAGTCTCATAAAATATATCTGAATTTTATAAAGGTGGAGAGGGTGAAATAACCCTCTCCCATCAGATTATGGAAAAAGTAGAAGAAAAGAAGCAAAAACAATATACTAAAGGTCAGTGGGGTAGAAAAAAGCGAAAGAATACTTTGAAAAAGGGTGCTAAATTTTCTTATGATTTTATTGAGCCCATAGCTACTATGACTGCTTTGGGTTTTACTGAGAAGGATATAGGACTTGTTTTTGGTGTTACTGGCAGCGCTGTGGCTCGCTGGAAACAACGTTATCCGGATTTAAAAACGGCTGTTGAAAAAATGCGACCTGTGGCTGCGTCTCATTTGGTAGCTCAAATGGTGCGGGCTGCAATTGGATATGATTATGAAGATGAGGATATAAATTATCGGACTGTAACTAATAAAGATGGAACTGTTGTTGAAGTTCAGACTGACCGAAAAGTAAAAAAAAGACATCAGCCAGCAAATCCACAGCTTGCGATGTTTTTGGCAACTAATATGCTGAAAGGTCAATTTGCTAATAGATTTGAAATTGAGAAGAAGGAACTAAAAGTTAATGTTGCATTGTCGGGCGAAGAGATAAGACAATTTGCTGGTAAGTTAATGGAGCTGGCCGATGAGCCTAAAGTAGTGGAGTCGAAAACAATAGATGAATCTGAAAGTCTTTGATGATCCATATAAGTTAGAAGAAATTTATCCTAAAACACTTAAGGCGAATATAGAATATCGCATAAAATTGCACGATGCTTTAGCTAAAGATGAAGGACTTCAAAAGCAGTTTATTTCATTATGCGTTGAAAATCCGATAATTGCCTATGACCTTTTATTGTGGACTAATGACCCTCGAAGGAAGCCTGGCTATAGAAATTGGCCCTTTATTTTGCGTCCGCAACAAAGAGTTGTAGTAAGAAGTTTAAAGTTTTCATTAGATAACGGCAGGGATTTGGCGATAAATAAAAGCCGTGATGAAGGTGCGACCGAGCTTGTAACCAAGTTTTTTACTTTATATTTGCTTTTTGTGCCTGAGTCTCAATTTTTAATGGGTTCTCGTAAAGAGGAATATGTTGATAAAACTGGGGATTTTAAAACTTTATTTGCTAAAATTGACCACGCTATAAAATATCTTCCAGCTTGGTTGCGAGCAAAATTAAACTTACAACGTAATCATTTACATATAGATAATCCGGCTATTGGCACGGCTGTTGATGGTGAAGCTACTAATGAGAATTTCGGAGCAGGAGGCAGAACAACTGCGATTTTTCTTGATGAGTTTGGTCGTGTTGAAAAGTCTTTAGCGGAGTCAATCAAAGATTCGGTTAATGATGTTACTAATTGTGTTATTTATGGTTCTACTCATTGGTTTGGTGCTTCGCATCCGTTTAATAAAGTAGTAACCAGCAAACATATAAAGACAGTTTCTTTGCCGTGGTATAAGAATCCTGAAAAAAATTATGGGCTTTATACTTCTCCTGATTATGATATTATTGAAATAATTGATATTGATTATTATCGTAGGCTTTGTCCGGAAGTATTTAATGAAATTGAAGCTCACGAATCCTTTAAACTTAGCGAATTAGAGAAGTCATTATTGCCTTTGGCTGATAATGCAACGATAAAAAATATCCGGTTTATCGCTGATGCGTGTGAGCAAATCCCAGGAGATTTGAGAAGTCCTTGGCACGACGAACAGGAAGAAAGACGTAGCAAACGGGATTTAAATCAGAATATTTGGATGAATCCTGTTGGTGCGTCTGATATGTATTTTGATGCTGTGATTAATGAGAGAATTAGAAATTCTTTTGTTAGAGAGCCAAAATATAAAGGTGAAGTTGAATTTAAAATTATAAATAATGAATTTGTTACGGAATTTAAGCCGAATAGAGGTAAATGTCGATTACAATGGTGGGGCGAATTAAATCTGGATAAGTTTGCGAAGCTTCGTCCTTCTCAGAAATATAATTATATTGTTGCTTCTGATATATCACTTGGAACTGGAGCATCTAATTCTGTTGCTGCAATTTTAAATGTTGATACGAGCGAGTTAGTTGGTTTGTGGGTATGTTCTGAAATTTCGCCTGAGGATTTTGCAGACCAAGTTGTTGCATTATGTTATTGGGTTGGAGGTAATTATGGTCCACCTTTCTTAATTTGGGAGAATAATGGTGGGCACGGAGTGAATTTTGGAAGGCGAGTGCTTAAAAGGGGTTATTTGTTTGTTTATGTAAATAGAATAGAGGATGCTAAAACTCGCAAAAAACGTAATAAATATGGTTGGATAAATAATAGAAATACGAAAGATGATATTTTAACCAGCCTGGAAATAGCTTTGAAAGAAGGTTTGAAAAGTAATCCTTCAAATACATTTATTCGTGTTTTTGATGCAGAGTTAGTAAATGAGCTTGATGATTATATTTACTATAGTTCTGGAGAGATAGGTTGTTCTGAGCATCAAGATTTATCTACAGGAGCGAGATTAAGACACGGAGACCGAGTTATTGCTGTTGCATTATGCGTTCTTGGATTAAAAGACCAGCCTAAAGCTGCAATGAAGACTCGAATAAATTATCCGAAGGAAAGTTTTGGGTATCGTTTTCAACAATGGAAAAAAGAGCAGGAAACAATAAAACGTAAATTTAGAAAGTTTTTGTATTAATTGTTTATAGTAAGAATAGGAGGTAGATAATGAATTCAGAATTGGGACATATTTTAGAGCGATTAGATTATCATTTATTAAAATTAGATGATACAAAAATCAGAAAAATATTTTTGCCTAATAGTATTTATGAATTATATCTTAAAGAATGTAGTTTTAAAGAGAGATGTACATTTAAGGGTATTTTAGTTGAAAGACTTGATTTTGAATTGAATGTAGATTACTTGATTTTAACTAAGAATAATATTTTATTAACTTCGATTGTTAAATTTATTTATTGTTAATTGTTTATAATATTTGTTGCCGATTGATTTTTTCTTTCGACAACAAGGTCGTAAGACCGCAGGCTCTGTTCCAGTGGGGTTAATGCCCCACTGGGATAAACCAAATTTTGTGGAATTTGGTGTATTTTAAATTTAAATTGAAGAATTAGGTAAATAATGAATAGAAATAAAAAAGATGTAAAATTTAAGTTTCCTGTTA